CTGAAGAGTTAATAGTCTGATTAGGGAAAGTCCCTGTAATAGTTACACCCGTTCCTGCTACCAAACTTGGAGTTGCTGTGCCTGTACCACCATTTGCTACTGCTACAATTCCTGTAACGTTACTTGCAGTTCCTGTTGTGTTTTGGTTAAGTGTTGGAATATCTGCGCTTACAATAGCTCTAAATGTAGGTACTCCTGAACTTCCGTTTGGTGCTGCTAAAATATTATTTGCAGTTTTTGAAGCATACGGATTTAAAGTGTCTCCATAATTTGAAGCTAAACTAATAACAGGTATTGTAGTTCCTGTTGCAACTACAGGAGTTGTTGCGGTAACTGAAGAAACACCGCCCGTTATTACTAAATCGCCACTACCTAAAATCGAATTACTATTTATCGTTTTTATGTTTGTGCCGCTTACTAAAGTAGGTTGTACAGTTAAGTCACCGCTTCCTAATATTGTAGTAGAATTAATGGTCTTGATGTTTGTACCACTTATTAAAGTGTCTTGCTTTGAACCTATAATATTTGCACCTGTTACCGACTTTGTTATATAACCACCTGCTCCGTCACTTTGACTTATTTCTACTAAGTCTGTAGAAGCTATTGCTGAACCTTTTGCGGTTAATTGACTAATTTTTAAATCTGCCATTTTATTTTATTTATTGTGTTACTCTTTTGTCGTTATTTTCTGTTATTCTTTGGTCGCTTATTTCTGTTATTCTGTATGCACTTGGTATAATTATTGGTGCAGCTGTTCCTGTAATATTACCTATTCCTTGTGCGCTTAAACTTCCGTTACAACACTTTATAGAATACCTTTTTCCGTCTTTACATAGGCAACCACGTTGACCGCCTTTTGGACTTGTTCTTGAAGGTAAAGAACCCCAACTACTTCCCATTTTTTATAGTATTTAGGTAAGTCTTTAACTTTACAATATTAACTTCCTTTGGTTTGTATGTTCTTAAATGTACCATCCAGTGTAATTGTTGTTTGTGTCAGGAAACATATCACTATTTGAATTCGTGTTGTATTCAGGAAACAAACTCGTGTTGTTACTTATGTAGTCAATAAAACGTTGTGTGTAGTGTTGTGCTATTTGTGTTTCTTTTTCAATTAAAAAGTCTATTTCGTTTTTTTCTACGCTTGTTGAATTTTCAGAATTGTGTTTGTAAACACCTTTGTTTGAAATCGTGTAAGCTGCGAACGGCAAATAATACTTCATTGCTAAATGTATAAGCATTGGCTTTAAATAAGTCGTTGTAAGCGTTAAATAATTACCACTTAATGTATTTGCTATGATGTCCGCTTTTATCTTGTCTAATAGCTTCGTTCCTGTGAAATTTTGCAAGTCTGTATCTTGTGCAATCTTGATGTATTGTATAAAATTGTCCGTGTCAACATTTCCGTTTAACGAAGTAAATTTAACTAAATCTTGTCTTGTGACTAAAAGTGCGTCTGCCATTATCGTGTAATTGTTCTTGGTGGTTGTGGGTTGCTTGGTAAAAATCCGTAGTTATCCATATCAACAGGACGTTTAGCAACAAGTTCCGGATTAGTAATTATATAACCACTAATCGCGGCTTTTAATTGTCCTATTTTTTTTGCATCGTTTATATTAATTCCTTTTCCTAAAGGAACAACATAAACTTGTTTATTCCATCGGTGGTAACAATTTCCACCACCTTTATAGAGCCATATTGAATACGTTGGTGCGCCTTTTGCTCCCCAACCTTCGTTTACTGCAACATCGCCCATTGCTAAAATATCTTCTTTTCTATAAACTTTATTTGCACTTATCATTTGAGTACAAAAAGGTCTTGTTTTTTCATTTATTGCACCTACATATTTATAACGTACAATAAATTTTAATTGCTTAATTATCTTATCTTGTGCGCTTGTTATGTTTGGTCTTGCTTCTCCTGTACTAACCAAGTTTACAATTTTGCTTAATAAACTTTGTTTAGGTTCTTTACTCAATAATTCATTTTCTTCATCGTCATTTTCGTAGTCAACTTCTTTTTCGTCTATTAATAACCAATTGTCTTGTGGTTCTTCGCCTAAATCAATTAACGGATTTGTGTGTGCGCTTAATTCCGTTCCTGTTTCTTCTGCAACTTGTTCTTCGTTTTGCGTGTTTTCCAAGTCCGTAAACTCTAAAGGTTGTAAAGTCTTAAAGAATAACTTTAAAGCAACTCCGTTGTATGCTAAAATACTATCGAACGCATCTAATAGTTCTTCTTGGAATGGTCGTATAACCATATTGTCAAAAAGTATGCTTGAATTTTTAAGTTCTTCAGCGTTACTTGAAAATCCGTTTGTTGAAGCAACACCAAATAACAAAGGTGAAGTTATGTTGTGTCCTAACATTATTTTACGTAAACATTCTTCGCTTAAATACGTGTAGTGTTCTGGAGCGTCGTTTAACGGTATGTCTTCAACTGTTGTTTTACTTTCTGCGTTGTTGTTAAAAGCTACAATTACTTTTTGTCCGCGTGAACCTGTTAACTTGCTTAAAACTTTGTTTGAAATAATACTTTGTTGTTCGTCCGTTGGTATTCCGTTATTAAAGTTTACAACTTTAGTTCCGCTAAATCCGTTTTGTACTTCGTTAATTAAATAGTCTGCAACTTCTTCTTCTAAAAGTGTATAAGGAACTGCACCTTGATAGTCCGGATAAGCGTAATATTTCATTCCAACCGAATAAGGTTTTGAATAAAGTATTTCTATTTTTTCTTTGCTATATCCAAAAGCGTTAAATCTAATCGGTGCAAACTTTTTAGTATCGTCCCAATTGTCCGAATAATAATAACCTGTTATGTTTCCGTCTTTGTCGCATTTTTCAGCTCGTAAAAGATTAACCGGTATATGATATGCTTTTAATATTTTGTCGTGCTTGTCGTTGTAGTGTACTTGAATAGCAAATTGTCCAAACATTTTCCTATCTAAAACCATTTTGCGTACGTCTTCTTTGTGAAATAAAGACATCATTTGTGCGTACTCGTTCGGCTTTTTATTAGCGTCTAATGCGCTAAGACCTTTTCCGTATATTAATCGTGCTACGTTGTTTATAATAGCGTTGTTTGTGGTTGAATTAGAATACCGTTCAATTAAAAATTGAAAGTATTGGTCGCCTTCTTCAGTTAAAAAATCAACCCAATTTTCTCGGTTTGTTTCCGAAATAACAGGTGACGTATAAGCCGACAAGTTTAAAACGTGTAAATTATTCATATACTATAAAATCATTTGTTGTTGCATTACTTACATATTGGTTATTGTTAACCGAAAACGTAACTAAACTTTGTGCCGTGCAAAATACTCGGTCTTTATATATAATGGTTGTGCCTACTCTTAAAACTAAATTGTAAAAATGTCCTTCTACTAAACCAAAGGTTGCTGTAATTGTATAAATGTAGTCTCCAACAGTTCTTGAAGTAATCGCTACAGGCGTTGTTACGTTTGTTTGTTCGTCTGTAAGTTCCATAACATTAAAGGTATTGTCTCTTGGAATAAAACTAAATGTTTGCGGACTTCCTGAAGGTGTTAATACTATCATATAGTTATAATTAAATATTCGTGTTTTTGTTCTTTTTTTAGACAAAAAAAAAGCCGAACTGTGAAGAACGGCTTTAAAAATAATTTTTTTAATTTTAGTAAGCAACTATTGATGCTCCTGTAAAGACAGCTAATAATTGAGCGTCTGTTGAAGGATTGCTTAATGTTTGAGCAACGTTTAAGTGATTTGCAGGAATATTCTCTTGTCCTACAAGTGTCATTGTGTAACCATTTAGGTCACCAAACGCAGTACCATTTGAAATAAGCCCTGTTGTTACGTCCATTCCATTAAATAAACCTGCTATAAAGAAATTATTAGCATTGGTTCTAATTACAACTTGTGGACGTCCCCAAGCAAGTAATTTCATTTGCTTTGTAGCAACAGCGTCTAAACCTTTAATTGTAAAAGTTAAAGTTTGTTCTACAAAAGTAGTTCCGTTTTCTCTTGAACTTGTTATTGTTTGCTCAAAAGAGTTTGCACCTTTTAAATCGTATTTATAAAGTGATGTTACACCTGTAATAGTTGCAATACTATCTTCTGCTCCTGCGGTTGTGCTATAAGTTGGAACTAAATTAGCATCATTGTTATAGTTTATAAAGTAAATACTTTTTATACCACCAACAAATTCTTTGCAAACTTCAGCCCTTGATTTTGTTAAAAGACAAGCCATTTCGTTTTGTTTTTAAATTATGAATAAAATAAAGCGCAGTTTCCTACGCTTTTTATTTAATTATACTCCGTAAAGAACTACGTCTGAACCAATACCGTATTGAATACCTGCGTTGTAACGTAAAATAACTCTAACGTTGTTACTTCCGTCAATATCCGCCATATCAATAGTTTTCACAAGTGAATTGTCATTTAAAAGTCCGCAACCAAAATAAAGGTTATCAACTGTTGTTGCAATCATATTGTTTGCACCAAGTCCGTTAGCCATAAAAATTGGAATACCATCATAAGATAAACTTCCGTTCGTGTACCATTGTGTACCTTGTGTGTTTGTTCCGTTTGCCCCTAAACCTGAAGCTGCAAAACCACCCAAAGCACGAACGTACAATTTAGCAATCTTTTGAGATACATAAATTCTTAATCCTTCGTTTCCATAAAGTGAAGCTGGAATTAAATCTACTGTTCTTCCTATTTCGCCAATTACAGTTGTTGCGTCTAAAGTTGTTGTCAATGGAGAAGAAACGTCGATAACGTCTGCGTCTGCTAACATCAAAGTTTTAAATCCTGCAAATTCTCCTGCTGTTGCGTTTGTTCCGTTCCAAATTGTAGTTTCAATTTTAGCTGCTACTTTAGCTGCTACGTGTGCAATTAAAAAGTCTGCAAAAGTTTTAGGCAACGTTTTGAACGCTGAATAACCCATACTTGCTGACTGCCAAGATTGTGCAAGGTCTAACTTGCAAAGTTGTAAATTTACTTGAAATTCTTCTGTTGTTAATACTCTTTCAGTTAGTGTTACCGTTCCTGAAGCTGTGAAATCACAAGTTGCGTTTGCTACGATGTCACCTGTAGCTACTTTTTGCATAACTTGTTTGTAAGCAACGTTCGGAAGTATAGATACTCCGCCTTGCTCTAATGTTGGTGCGCTTAATAAAGCGGCTGCTAAATACTTACCTGCAAACTCACCTGCGTAAGTTGTAGTAATTACTGGGTTTGAACCAAATGGCATTTTGTTAAGTTTTTAAATTGTTAATACTAATTGTTTATTTTTTCTATAATTGAATCCATTATTGAACGTGGTCTCTTTGAACCATATTGAAAGTGTTCAACTTCATTCGTGTTTTCAGGGTTAAATGCAATAGGTTTTACTTCGGTAAGTTCGGTTGCTTCAGTTGCAACTTCTTCAACTTTCGATAGTAATTCGATTTGTGCTTTTAACTCTATATTTTCTTGTGTTAATTTTTCTATTTCTGCAAAGAACGTTTCTTTAACTACGCTTTCAATTGTCTTTTTTGCGCTCGGTGTTGCTTGTGCTTCAACTTCTTCTTCTACTTCTGGCGTTTCTTCAACAACTTCTTCTTCAGTTGCAACTTCTTTTATTTCTAAAATAATTCCTTCAACTTCTACAACTAAAATACGTCCGTCTTCTAATTCATATTCTCCAATCGGAACAGGAATTTTTTGTTCGTCTTCAGTTACAATAAAAACTTCTTTGTCGGTTTCAAAAGCATCAGCTTCAAAAATTGTTATTCCGTCCATTAATTTCATTGTTTCCAATTTAACTTCCATTCCTAAAAGTGTTTTGATTTGATTAATTACGCTTGTTTTCATATTTTATTTTTTTATGCTTTGTAAAATTGATAAGGTTCTTTGACTTATTTTTATGGTTTCAACATTTAAAGCCATATATTTCTTTAATTCATTAGCAACATCAGTTAATCCTAAATCAGTTATTTGCTTTAAAACAATAGTCTGCCTTTCTAATAATCTTGTAAAAGAAGCAATTTTTGAATCAGTTATAGCAGATAGTTTTGCTATTTGATTATCAACGTCATTTTTTCTTAATAATTCACCCCTTTCTTTTTGAAAGTCATCAATAATGTTTAAATTAACTTCGTGTTTTGCTAACTCCGTTTTGTCGGATAACTTGTTGTAAACGTTTTGTAGTGTGTTCATATATGTATAATTTAATTGTTTATTATTTGTTGTATTTTCAAACTTAACGTCCTTGTCGTGTATAAGTTTTAACGTAATTTTTACTTGACTTTAATTTGCTATTTCGTGTTTTTGCGTGAACTCCTGCACGTTTAACTTTCGGTTTTTTAAGATGAACTTTAACGTTAGTTTGCTTCGCCATTTAAAATAATTTCTTTGATTTTATCCATTAAAATTTGTTCTTCATTTACTAAACTCATTTCGTATTTGTCCGCAAAATAACCTTCAATAGAAAATCCTTTTACTTCTCCAAGTTTTACTTTGTTCCAAATTTCATCGTTGTTTACTTTCATAGAAATTACCCAAGTACCTTTTGGAAAATTAAATCCGTAGTTCGTGCTTTTGTCGTTCTTGCCTTCTGTAATCCAACTTTCGACAACCGACATTCCGTCTAACTTTTGTTTATGTTCTAAAGTTGCGTTGTTCTGGTTGCTGTTCATAAAGAATAATTCACTTGCTTTGCGTACCGTTTCTTCAGAAAAGTAAATATAGTATTCTTCGTTCTTGTCGTTCTTGCGGTAAATTTGTTTGTTAGGAATTAAAGCCGCACCCATTAAAATACGCTTTTCAGCATCAACTTCTTTTAACTCTATTTCGTGTTTTTTTAGTGCTATAAAATCGCTTTCGATTGCAGGACTTGACACAACTGAAACTGCGTCTATTCCGCTTGTCTCGTCTTTTTCGTCAATTATTAATTCAACTATTCTATACATAACTAAATATCTTATTTTTACAATTACCCCTATTTATAATTTTATCTCTTATTAAACTACTCATTGTTGGTTGCGTTATATTATAATATTTTGCGCAATCAGTAACCGAATTAAATATTTTATTTTCTGTTTGTTCAATTATTTTTTTAGAATAATTAGTTTTTCCTATTCTTGATTTTGAAATTTTAAGTTTACTTTCTTCAGTATGTTTTTTATTATACATTGGATTATTAAAACCATTTTTATCGTAATCTAAATGTTTGTATATTTTACCTTTTTTAGACTCTGATATTTTTTTATTTCTTTTTTCAATTGTTTTTAAATTGTTATGAGTATGAGTCCAACCACCTACAGCATCATTTTTTAAATTATAGTAATTATCATTATTTGAAACATCATAATACTTTAAAAAATAATCTTCTTTATTAATGTAATCTTTTCCTATATATAAAATATCTCTTTTAAAATTATTTGGATTTTTATTATATGCTTTTTTAAAATATACTCCAGAACCAATATATAAATCTGTTATAGTTCCAAAATGACTTCCAATATATTTTTTGCAGTTTATAATATTAGTCCAACAATAAACAATACCATACTTCATATAATATATTAATTAAATTATTGTTTGTTTGTTGTATTTTCTAACCGCCTAAAGTTGCGTTTGCTAACCTGTTTCTATCTAACGCCTGTTGTGAAGTTACTTGTCCTGAAACAACGTATGCTTGTATTGGTTGTTGGTTTAAACTTGCTAACTGATTAACGCCACTTTGTCCAACTACGTTAAATTGTGGTGCGCTCATTGTTGGAGCTGTTGCACCGCCACCACCACCACCGCCACCGCCTACACTTCCTGAAGGCGCACTTCCACCGCCTAATGTTTTTAATGCTTTTGCTGTTGCTGTTATGTTTGCAGCTATTCCTATTCCTGTACTTACGTTGTTTAATGCTATAACAGGAACTGCGGAAACCCCACTTGAAGCAATTGCTTGTGGCGTTGCTAATGCACCTGCGTTTGCTAATTTATTTGATATAATCATTTTTGCAATACCTATTGCACTTTCAGCTATAACCGCAGCTTTTTGAACTCCTTTTGATTTTTCAAATAAACTCTTAATAAGTCCAACACCTTGCGAAGCTACGTCTAAACCTTGTTGTTGTATAACGGCTTTTTGTTCGGCTTCTGCCTTTGCTATTTCTATTGATTTTTCGGATGTTGCTTTTTCTCCTTCAAGTCTTTTAGTTCCTGCGGCTACCATTTCAGAAATAACATTTTGAGAATTTGTTAACCTTATACTTGCGTCTGCGTCATCATATTTTTTAGTTATTGCTGCCAAACCTAAACGCTTTTCTTCTTCTAATAACGAAACATCAATTTTGGCTTTTTTACCTTCTTCAATTAATCTTGTGTATTTTTTATTTATTGCATCAACTTCTTTTTCTTCGTCTGTTAATTTACTAACTCTTATTTCTTCGTCTAATGCAAGTATGCTTTCTTTTAATGTTTTTATACGTTCTAATTCAACTTTAGCCGCTTCTTCGTTTTGTTGTTTAATTGCATCGTTATGCGTTTTGTTTGATTCTTTTAACTTCGTGTTTTTGTCCGTAATTTCTTGTTGAACTTCAACTGCATTTTTTCTTATAATATCTTTTTTATTTTTTAACGCTTCTTCTAAATCTTTACGTTCTTCTGCAGCCGCTTTTCGTGATTCAGTTGTTATTTCTCTTTGCTTTTCGATTAACTCATCACTTGCATCTGAATTAATTAAATTTGCTAAAGTATTCTTGTTTTTCTCGTATGTATTTTTTGCTGTTGCTAAACTTGCTTTGTTTAGTGCAACTTCTTCTTCTGCGTGTTTTAATGCCAACGCTCTTAATGCTTTTGTACTTGCACCAGATGCTTTAGCCATTTCGTATTCGTGTCCGTTCTTTGTTTTTAATGCTTCACTTGCTTTTTCACTTGATTTTATTTGTTGCTTTAAAGCTGCATCATTTTTTTTAACTGCTGATTCGTTTTTTGCTGTTGCTTCTGTACTTGCTTGAAACATTGTAATCAACTTGTAACCAACTGCTATTAAAGCAATAGTTGCCGCTATAATTGCTCCAATAGGATTTAACGACATTGCTAAATTATAAGCATATTGAGCCGCAGTCATTATTCTTTGAACAATAGTATTTGCTTTTAATACCGCTCCAAGTTGTTTAAAACTATCAATGCTTTCTCCAATTGCTTGTGCGCCTGAAGCCAAAGCCATTGCTCCTTGAACTTTTAACAACGCTTTTTCTACGTCTTCGTTTTGTTTTCCAAACGCAGCCATTGCTCCTGTAACAACAGAAAAACCACCTGCAACACCTGTTAGCGCACCGCTTAACGCTTTAAACTTTGCGTCTGGGTTAAACGCATCAGTCAAGGCTTTTGCATCGCCAATTTTGTCTTTAAGAATAGCTGCTTTCTTTGCCGCTTCAACTGCTTGTGCTGAAGTTGCTCCAAACTTTTCCGCCAACGTTTGAACTTCAACTTGCGCTGCTTTTAGTTGTTGTTTTAAATTGCCTAAATTAGAACTTACTTCTAATTCAATTACTTTTTTTTCAGCCATTATTCTTTAGTTTTTTTTCTATTAACCTTTTGCGTTGTGCTTGTTTCCATTGTTCTTTTATGGAAGTAGTAAATTTATATTTACCCTTTGCTATGTCGATGTTTTCACTTTCTCCGTAAAAATCACTTAACAAAAGCATTTCTATTATTTTGTTTATCATTGTTCTATTATTATATAATTTGTTTCCGTGTTTCCGTTAGAAAAATCGCTATCTAAAGTTATTGTAATAATTCTTGTTGAGTTTGCAGGAACTGTTATTTTTAAATAACCTTCACTTGTAAATAAAACGCTTGACAAAGTAACGTTACTTGCGTTTGCGCTTTTTCCAACCCTTACTTGTGTAGCGCCATTACTAAATAAAATTGCCATACTGTGAACACTTCCGCTTGGTTTACTTGTTGTATGAACAATTGGATTTACATTTGCAAAATCACTAATTAAAGTAAAATCTACATCACCTGTTGTTAAGTCGCTTTGCATTTCATTTATTAAATAACGTTTGTCTCTAATTATAAGACGGTCGTTTAATTGAAGTTGTGTAAGTAAAGAAACAGGAAGTACCGTTTTAACTTTTACAAGTCTGTTTTTTGGGTTGTATAAATTAGTTAAATAACTTTGATAATATAAAGCATATAAAGTATTTGGATTTTCTACATTGTAAAAACTTGAAATTTCTACACCAAAATTTAACGTCAAAGAAAAAATTCCACCTTGAATTAAAATTTCGCTATCTTGTCCAAATGGAACGTATTCTGCTATGTTTGCTTGTCCGTTCCAATGTATTTTGTTTCCTGCTGTTAAAGTTGTTAGTGTGTTCATATATAACAAAACAGGTTTAGGAATATAAGGCGCAAACTCTTTATTTAAACAATAACCAACTTGCAAATTATTTCCGAAATTGTTATGTAATAAATTTTCAAATGGACTTTGTATTTTATATTCACCGCCGTCAAATGGATAATTTTCTTTCGTGTTTCCGTAGCCGTGTGCTAATAAATTAGCAGGACTTTCAAGGAAATATTTATTTATAAAACTTTCGCTATCTTGGTATTTAAACTCTATTAATTTATAAAGTTTTAACCTTTCAATTTCAATACTTGTTACATCAGTAAATTTTGTTATGTCTATTACTGCGCCTTTTTTATACCAATCTTGAATTGGTTCAAATGTAAATACGTTTTTTGCTTTAGAATATACAGTCATATTAAACTCGTTGCATATTCCTGTTATAAAATCCGATATTTTCATATCTGGAGCAAGTCCTTGTAAATCAGTAAACGAAGTTGTTGTAACGTTATTTGTATAAAATGTTGTTTCTGCTTTGTAATTTTGCCATTCATTAACGCCTACAAAATATTGCGCCCAATATTGATATTCTAAAGTATAAAGAAACTTAAATGTAAGTGTTTGCGCTAATTCGCTACGAAGTTTAAAAGTGTAAAACACATTATTGCTTGTTGTTTGTTCTAAATTAATTATAGTATAATCTAAACCAAGTGCAGGAGTTACTGTTAAAGTTTGAGTATATATTCCATTTTTATAAACGTCTAAAAAACAATTTGAAAGTACAGGAGACGCGCCATCATAAACTATATTTAAAGAATGTGAAACTGTTCCGTATGTGTTTGGTGTTCCTGTAAATACGTTTGCACCACCATAAAACGGAGTTACAAAAATTGTGTTAAACGTATTATTTATTGTATTAAATGCAGTATAAGGACTTGGAACAGGTGTTGTTGCAGGTGGTGTTGTAACATAAAAAGTTTCTGTAAAAGTTGAACCTGCAATTTTAAAAGTAACGTTTGCCGGTTGTGTGATAAAATTAAACTTTTCTTTATTCTTATAATATAAAAATGCTTTTCTAAACATATCTGAAGTTAGAAAAATTCCGTTAAAAGTTATTCCATATTCCGCTTCTATTAAATCAAAAATACTTGCTACACGAACTGCAGGAAACAATTCATTATATTCTATTTCCCCTGCATTATTGCCTATGTTATCTGAATTATTTGTTGGGTATAAAAACCATTCAGGACAATTGTCTTGTGGTATTGGTTGACTTCCGTTAAACTGCCAAATTCTTTTTGAAGTTATTAATGGGTATCTAACATCATAATCTGTTGTTGAACTGTCTATTGTAACACGGTCGTAAACTTCTTGGTTTGTATAGTCGTGGTCTAAACTTGTGTGGTCTAATTGGCTTAATTTGTCTTCGTTAAAATAGTCTTTTAAACTTAC